TCAACGCACGTGACTTCGCAGTAACGGTGACCTTCTCGATTGAGAATGCCATCTGGTTGAAGTTTGGAGAAGAACCACCAGTACCTAGTGCTTCAGCCTTCTCGGTATCCATACCTTGACCAACTGGATATCCTCTATCAGTAGCAGCACTGTTAGGATTAAGAAGGTCAGGCTTGCTTGCATTAGCACCTAAATTCTGAGCTGTGGTACCTATACCAAGGTTTGCTCCGTCAGAACCAGCAACATATCCTGAACCAATGTCAGTAGTTGCTTTAGCAGAACTAACACCAGAGAATCCAGTATCTGCTTCGTCGAATAATGCTTCAGTTCCTGCTTGAGTATCGTAGCGTGAACGCATTGCGAAGATTAGTCCAGTAGGACCAGTCATTGGTTGAACACCAGCAAGGTCATATGCGACCAAGTTTGGCATTGAACGTCTAATCAATGAGATTAGAACAGGGTCGAAACCTTTAATTGCACCTTGTGCATTACCACCTAAACCTGCATCTGCTCCTTGAGAGCCTGTGCTGTTTGTTGGACCATCTTCTGAAAGGAATTCTCTCTCCTCTCTAATTGCGTTTTCTTGGTTTTCCAGGAGAACGGCAGTAACCATTCTTTTATGTGGGTCTGTAATCTTCTCTGAACCTTCGTGGTCAAGAAGTGGTGCCCACTTTTCCTGCAAAACCTCGTTATTTATTGGGGCTTGCATTTTAGTTTTACCTATTTAAATTTAAAAAAGTTTTTGTTTGACTTTATTCTATTAAAATCACTTAGACATACGGCCAAGAGATGCCATATAGGCTTCCATTGATCTGGAATGTTGCGCCTGTGGTACAGGTGCTGTTCCTTCAGATAGATTCTCTGACTTGTCTTTTGGAGTGCCAGGATTAGCTGGGAAATAAGATTCTCTCAACGTTTCTAGCTTCTCACGATACTTGTCTTCACTATCAAACTCAACATTTTCAGCAAGCGAATTTAATTTATCCTTTTGCGAAACTGCGAGACCTTCAGATACATCTGCTAAAATTACATCAGCAGCAGATTCTGATAATCTCTTATTAAGAGCAACATTCTTATTGATTTGCTCGTTGAGTTTATCTTCCATCTCATCAAGTTTTTCTACCATGCTATTAAGCACATCATATTTTTCTTCAGGGATTGTTACATAATGATCTTCAAAAAGACCCTTCATTCCTTCAAGGAATGATTCGGTCATTTCAGTCTTAAGTCCATGCTCGACTGCGAGTTGATTTTCAGAAATCCACTCATCGGCAACGTACTCAAGGTAAGAATCAGTTCTCTCTGTAAGTTCTGTTCTGATGACGTTAACCTCTTCAACTAGAGATTGCTCGTACTCAACTTTGAGTTCTTCCTTAAGTTCTGAAATCTTTGTTTTGATAGCAGCTTCAAAAATGGTTCTTGCCTTTTCTTGAAACTCTTCAGAAAGTTCTTCACCAGAAATAAGAGCATTGAGATCTTCCTCAACGTCAATCTTATCTTCGACTACAACTTCCTCTTCAGTTGTTTCTTCTTCAGCAACTACTTCTTGTGTCTCAGTAGTTTCTGTAGTCTCTTCTTCAGAAACGACTTCCTCTTCGGTAGTCTCTTCTTCTGAAACAACTTGATCTGCAGGCTTCTCTTCCTCTTCCTTAACACCTGCTTTCATAGGTTCAGCAGGTTTAGCACCTTTATTAACAATATCTTTTACTTGCTTTAAAGTTGCACCAGGAGTTTTTAACTTAGCTGAATCATCATCAGCTTTATAGTTTTCTGGAGTAGGACCACCGAGGTCTTCCCATGTAGCGGGAGTTCCACCTGTGGTAAGTTTCTGCATTGGTTCCGCAGGTTTAGCACCTTTGGTTACCGCGTTTTCTTCGATGTTTTCCATTTCTTGTAATTTGCTACCAACGGACATTTGTTTAGATATCTGTTTAATCTATGTTTATTTATAGAACTTATAGATTTGATAAGAAATCGTTGAATAAATTCAACTTGTGTTCTTCCAATCTATTTTGCCCTCCTAAAGCATTAATTCTATTTTTAATACTTTGGGCATGTTGTTCACGAAGAATTCCTCCTTCCCAAACCCACTCTTTTCCTTCCATGATTCCAGAGACAAAAGCATCTGGAGCACTAGGATCTGCTACGATATCAGCAGCAGTTGCTAACATAAAATCTTCTCCAACAACCTTGCAACCATTACGATCTTCTCTCAAAGAACCAACTCCACGAGAAGAAACTCCAAGGGTTACACCTTCATCAATTAAAGATTTTGCAATCTTACCCATAGGGGTATCAAGAAGTTGTGCCTTACCAATAAAATTATTACCTTCTTGTCTTAGTGAAGTAATTTTATGTGATACTCTATCAAGGTTTACTGTTGGACCATCTGGATGTCCCAACTCACCAAGTGCACGTCCTTTCTGAACAAAGGACTCATTGTATCTACCAACTTCTCTTGTAAGAGTGTTTACTGGATACATTCTACCATTACGATTTTTGAGGTCTCCTTGTAGGAAAACTCCTTCAATATACATTTTTTTCTTAGCACCTTTACCTTCAGTGATAAATTTGACGCTAGATATTTCTTCCGTAATGAGTTTCATTTTAGTTAGTAAATGCGACTATGGTTGCTAAAACTGAATTTGTGGCAGCAATTGCTGCTCCAACTTCCTTTTCAATAACAACCGATGTATTAGCAAGTATAGTTAATTCTGATGCAACAGAACCAGCAATAGTAATTTTTTCTGTTGATCCAGTATTAACTAATCTCACTAGTCTTGCTGGAGCAATTGCTGCATCATCAGCTTGATATTGTTGACTTAAAGGTTTGATAATCATTCTTCTTCCTTTGCCTCTGGTTCATTTGTAACTTCGGGTTCAACTTCTGGTTCAGATTGATTGAACATAGACATTGCAACATCAGAGCGTTGTGACTCTATTTTATCTGCAGCTTTAGTATATAAAAGATCTTTAATCTTATCACTAACATCCGAAGAACTAGAATCAGTCGCAATCAAATCGATAA